GAGGTACTGGAATACGACCCAGCGCTCAAAGAACTATTTGAAGAAACTAAAGCTAAGATGCAAAAAGGAGAATAGAACATGACACAAACTTACGAATTAGCAAATGCCCCTTACTATCGTCAACCTGAGAACGTAACGATTGTTACAATCAAGAAAGAACATGGCCAACGCTATAGCTACGAGCAAGCAGGATTGAATGGCGACCGCACTCACGAAAGTCAAGAGGTGCTTATCCAAGCAGTTTTGGATGTTATTAAGGCTGAACTTGACCCGGCGAGCGCTATTGTTCAAACGCAAGCGAAACTGGAAGAGGCGACACATCAACTTGCTGAAACTAAAGCGAAACAAACCGCTACAGATGAAGCAGTTAAGCATAACCAAGAAGAAACCGACCGGTATGGGAAGATTATCCATGCGGTCGTTTTAAATGCCGTAGCAGGCAAGACAATCGCCTATGGAACCAACTACAAGGAATTGGTAGAGTTGATTCCACTTGCTGAAGTTGGTAAGCATTACATGGCACATGACTTGATTACTATCGAGGACCCTAATCATACGGAAGTCAACGGTGAAGGCAAGCGTGTCTTGGTTCAACTTAACCGTGAATTCACGTATAATGGCGAACCAGTCAGCGATTTCGCTCGTAATGGTCGTCTTGAACTTGATGGAACAGGCGCAGCATGGAAGTTTGAACCAAAAGAGTAGAGGTGTTAAATGGACATCTTACAGCAAACAGAACATTTCTTCATGAACGTACTACCAGTAGCTTCACCGATTATTATCGCTTGGCTTAGCTACAAACTGCCGAAGAAATCAAAGGAACAAACAGACCAAATCATTTCAGAGTTGAGTGAAGTCAAGAAACAAATCAAAGATGTCCAAGAAACCGCATGCGACAGCAACACCAAAATTGACGAAGTACAAGAGAAACTGAAGTTACACGACGAGGCGCACCTGGTAACTATGAGGATGCGCCTTGACCGTGATATTCGCAGGGCCATCCGTCGTGGGTTTACCACAAAGGATGAGTTCTATGTGGTCGAAAATATGCACAAAAGCTATAAAGCTCTTGGAGGCAATGGCTACATTGACCACTTGTACAACAATTTTGAAGCATTGCAGATTAGGGACGACATCTTAATTGAAGATGAGAAAGGGGCGCAGAATGGTCTATAACACGACAAATCTGGCTCAATTTGACGGCGGCTATCTGATTAAGCAAGGGGACATCTCTTCCACATTTGGTTATGAACTATTAGACGAGGACTTCCAAGCGATACCCTCATTAAATGGACAAGAAGCCCTTGTCACATTGACTTTGGGACATTCACAATGGTCAAAGAGGGTCACAGTAGAGAATCAAAGCGTGGTGTTTAGTATCACTGATATCTTACCAATCGGTAAGTATCGGCTGGAAATTAACGTAGGTGGATATGTATTTCCGAGCGATAAGACGACACACATCAAGATAGTCGCGTCAGATAAAGAACTGGTAACAAACGAAATCCACACTCTCAAAGAGTTTGATATCGCAGAAGAGGTTAAGAAGCAACTTGCAGGTAGGTCTGTAGGTAGTGACAGCACAGTAAGTCAGGAATTTCCTGACTTGCTTTTTTACTACAATTTAGGAAAGGTGTAGAAATATGGACACAACAAAATTAACGGCATTTGCGCAAGCAGTTGGTGTTGACATCAAGGAATTGAAACAACTGCTAAATGGTAAAGTTGACAATGCGACAGTCACACAACTGATTGAACAGGCTAAAACAGCAGTTAAAAATGACATTTTAGGCGAGGGTGTATCTGAGGATTTGAATACCCTCAAAGAGATTGCTGAGAAAATCGCTAGCATGAGCGGAAGTACTGAAAGCGCAGTTGTTCAAAAGATTTCAGATTTAGGCACACGACTTGACTCTTTTGCCAATCTCGACCTGGTCGCAACATATAATGCAGCGAAAGCGTGATTGCTATGAATAACCTTGAAAATCTAGCAACGGAAATCGGTAAGGATATCAAGGATATCAGGACACGTTTTGCAACCAAGGAAGAAATGCATGAAGCAACTGAGATAGACTATTCTCAGATTGTGACGCATGAAGAATTGGAGGGCAAGCATTATTTAACACAACATCAATCGCTTGCTGATTATGCTAAAAAGAGTGAGATTGTAAAGCCTCAGCTGACATTAACAGGTAATGATTTAAGTATCACAGGAGGTAACAGGGTCACTTTACCGCTACCAGAGAACGTCGGCCATGAAATCCGTGGTACAGGCTCACCAGAAGGGCGTATCACTGCTGAAATTGGCACGACATATGTTGATGTCAACGTGACGAACGGAGCCTTAAAATGGATTAAAGAAAAAGGTAGTGGCAACACAGGTTGGCGTGTCTTGATTGGCGATACAGGTTGGAGAACGCTTAACACGGTTTCGAAACTTACTGTAGGCAATCGAACATCGTTTATCAAAATTAGGCGTGTTAATAACTTAGTTTCTTATAACTTCGGAGGTTTGGATTGGGGATGGTTCGGAATTATTCGCAGAAATGGGCCGGGATTCGTTCGTCACCATAGCACTGGAGATCGAGGCGTAAAAGTGCTAAATCCTGGAAACATTCCAGAAGGTTTTAGAAGTGAAAGCTCTTTAATCGGAAGTATCTATAGCGATTCAGGAAAACCGTATGGAATCTGGTATTTGGGCGGAAAGAGTGACGCAAACTATATCCAGTTCAGTTTCAACGATGTCATCCCAACCGACCGAGACATCGGAGATATTCGCGTAAGTGCCGTTTCGTATATAACTGACGAACCGTGGCCAACAACATTGCCATAAAAAGAAAGGAAAATAACAAATGATTAACTGGAAATTAAGATTACAAAACAAAGTAACACTCATTGCATTGCTTGGGGCCATTTTCCTAATGGCTCAGCAATTCGGATTGGATATCCCTAAAAATATCCAAGACGGTGTGAACACATTCGTGTATATCCTTGTATTGCTGGGTGTGGTAAATGACCCAACAACCAGCGGTATCACTGATAGCAAGCAAGCGCTTGAGTATGAAAATCCGAAGGAGGACTAAGAATGGATATTGATACAAGTAGACTAAGAACTGACCTTCCACAAGTTGGGGAACAACCATACAGACAAATTCATGCGCATTCAACAGGGAATCCGAACTCGACTGCCCAAAATGAAGCAGACTACCACATGCGCCGTCCTGTTGATTCAGGTTTCTTTTCCCACGTTGTTGGGAACGGCCGTGTGATGCAGACCTGGTACACAGACATGGGAGCTTATGATGTGGGAGGCGGCTGGAACGTTGAAGGCTACGGACAAGTAGAATTGATTGAGAGCCATGCAAACAAAGAAGAATTCATGCGCGATTACAAGCTCTATGTTGAGCTTTTGCGCAACCTTGCTGATGAAGCAGGAATTCCGAAAACGTTGGATTCTGATAGTTTGGCTGGAATTAAGACGCACCAACACTGTACGTATAACCAGCCGCGAAACTACTCTGACCACGTTGATCCGTATCCTTATCTTGCAAAATGGGGCATCAGCCGTGAGCAGTTTAAAAAGGATATCGAAGGTGGCTTATCTGAAGCTGGCTGGAAACGCAATGAAACCGGCTGGTGGTGGGTAGAGTCAGATGGCTCTTATCCGACAAAACGCTGGAAGAAAATCAATAATGAGTGGTTCTACTTTGATGAACGTGGCTATTGCTTAATCAATCGCTGGTTCAACGATGGTAAAGACTGGTTCTATCTTGATAAGCGTGGGGCAATGGTCACAGGATGGATGTTCCTAAACCATCGATGGTATTTCTTCAAATCAGACGGTCGCATGGCCACTGGTTGGGTGAAATACCGTGAAACCTGGTATTTTATGGAAGAAAAAGATGGTTATATGCTGTCTAAACAATTCATCAAATCGGGAGATGGTTGGTACTATCTGAAGGCAAACGGTGAACTTCACACAGACCCAGCCTTCAAAACCGAACCAGACGGACTTATCACCGTTGTTGACAAACCGAAAGAAGAAAAATAAAAACAGAAAGGACTTTCAAAATAGATTACACTAACCGCAGGCATTCGCTTGCGGTTTTTTGTTTGCTCCAAAACAAAATGTGGTATAATATAGGTAGATATTCTTAAATCTATCTACCTACTTTCAAACACTAGCCCCCACTAGTGTTTTTTGTTTTAAAAGGGGCAAAAATGTCGTAAACCTCTGTAAAGTGATGTAAAAATATTTATTTAAAAGCTCAAATTATAGCTATTTCATGAGGTATTGTAAGATATAGTAAAACGATGTAAAGGTATTTTTAAAAGTAGATGGATTCTAATAGAAAAACGAACAGTTTTACTAGCTGTTCGTTTTTTTGATATTTGAACTTAGAATCTGGTTTCAGAATCGTTTTGTTGCTTGCTTTTTTCTAGACCTAGACCGACTGCATGTTTTTGGACGAGCAAGAGCTGTCCATTATCCTGTTTTGCAAAAGTTAAGGTAACAGTCTTGATCTTGTCTCCAATAGAGATATAGGTGATTTTTTTCGTATTGTAACCCCCAAGAGTGAAGTCAAACTCGGAATCTGGCTTTCCG